CATTGCTATTACTAATTCATTCACGCTGGCGAGCTTTATACGCACCAACCTTACATATGGCTGAACAACTAAATGTAAAGAGTTTATTCGCAAGTCAAAGCGAACGAGCACACTCTCAAAGTGCTGACGTTGGTGACCTGAACACCAGACAACAGAAGTCCCCTGTTCATAAATTCGACAACCTATGTGGATCACACGTAAGTTCAGAGGTATACCTGAGCGAAGTGCCATGTAGTGAAATGAGAAATACCCGGTTTGCAGCCGTAGAAATCCAGCGCGTGTCGGCAGACACGGAGCTTGCAGGTCACATGCAAGCATATGGCGGATCTTCATTGACCCTCCAGTCGCTAAGTGGCAACGTGAACGTTGGACGAGGAATGCGAGCTCTTAAAGTGCTCTTCCCCATCCTTAACAAGGTCCTTGTCGGGACCACCGCAATATATATCTCATTGTGTAAACGTTACTGTATCGACTTGAGCGATTTAATGTACAGTAAAATGATATATAAACATTATCAGTCGAATGAGATGACTGAAAAAGAATTTTCTAGGTTGATGTACAGAAAACGTATACTGAGCAGAAACATTAAAGCACACAAACAATGTGTTGACAAATTGATAGAACACCAGTTGCACGTTAAGAAAGTGACTAGAACATTCAAACACGGTAAAGTTTTGGATAACAAAGATTTCCTTAGGAACAGGAATGTGATAGTTAAAGATAACCACAGTGGTTTATTCGGTGGATCGGATAAACATGGAACTAGTGACGTAGTTCTGTTCCACCTTGATAAATTCATATCGTATGTGTATGCTGTTAAACACAGTAGTAGTTTTATGCAGTTTATGTGTATAACTAATATATATTTAGGCGTATATTTTAATAAGAGCGTGATAACGACGTTCTATGATTATTTTTCAGATATATTCGGCACACGAATACCGGATAATATGGATATCGGAGGACCATATGTGTGGTCTGATGGGAATGGTGAGGTTTACCAAAATCAAACCAAGACTTTCCAAGATATCCGAGGAGTCCTCAAAGCGTGGGGCAGTGTTAAGAACAGTGAATCTGTTGCGAAAGTATACAAATTCATTAGTTTAATATTGGCTACTGGTTTGTGTGAACAAAACCACCTTCGTTTCGATTTGGCTGGATTTAATATTTTTCATATTAGAGCTAGTGAAAGAGTCGAAAATTTAGGTGATGTAATAGAAGTGGTGACTGAGACCGCTATTTACTTCCTGGAGAGAGGTTACGATGCATTCCAGTCTGGTGATGCGTGGCGATTATTGTACTCCGATAATACGCTTTTACAATATGAGAAGGATTTATCATTCGTGTTGAGTAGGGTAACTCTCATTGAGACAGATAGATTAAATGACCTAG